AATGTTACAGTAAACATTGCAGCAGATGGACAAGCAAGTTCAAACCTTACAGCAAATAATGGACAACAAGCAGCAGATCTTGCAAAAGCAGTATCAGCCGCAGTACAAGAAGAAATGCATAAACAACAAAGACCTGGCGGAATACTTAGTCCGTATGGCGGAGGATAAAGATGGCAATAGGATTTACAGATTTAACAAGTACAGTTAGACGTCCTGATAAAATGATGAGTGCGAGCTCCTCACCAAACCGTTTCGTAGCAAACTTTGGCGATGGATACCAACAAAGACTTGCAAAAGGAATAAACAACTTACAACAAACATACTCAGTATCTTTTGCAAATCGTACAAAAGAAGAAATAGACGATATTACAGCATTCTTTACAAGTAAGGGCGGAGTAACAAACTTTACATTTACCATTCCAGATTCAAATAATAGTGGAGAAACTGCTATTAAAGTAATCTGTGAACAATGGAGCCAAGCATATACTACAGGCGATTACTATGGCTGCTCGGCAACATTTACAAGAGTTTATGAATCATGACAGACGTAATCAAGGATGTACAGAAACAAGATCCAGGGTCAGCATTTATTGAACTCTTTGAAATTGATTTGCCTGGAACAAATGCATTCTTTCACTCAGGACTAGAAGCTGACATATCGACTCTCCAATTTAGAGATAGAACTAGCCCGGGAACTATTCGAGAATATACAGCACTTCCAATAGAGATATCTGGAATTGACTTACAGGCTGCAGGAGCATCAGCAAGACCAACACTAAGAGTTGCGAATGTTTTGTCAACATTTGGTGACGCAATCGGAATAACAAACGAAGATTTACTTGGCAAAAAGATATATAGAAGAACAACTTTGTATAAGTACTGTTATGGACAGTCGGGCGATGCAAACCCACCAATAGAGTTTCCACAACAAATGTGGTTTATTGATAGAATTGCAGAAAAAACAGCAATTCATATAGAATTTGAACTAGCATCTCCTTTTGATTTAGCAGGGGTATCCTTGCCGAGACGTTCAGTAGTTGCAAATGCATGCTCATGGAAGTATCAAGGCTCAAGTCCTGAAATATCTATAGCCAATCAAAATGGGGGCTGCACTTGGAGTACTTACAGTAGAATTACAGATACAGACGGTACAGTTAGAACTGCATACTTTAATAAAAAAGATGAAGAAGTAGTGAGTGCAAGTTCAACTCTTAATACGTACTCTTCGGGTAATGCAGTTACAAAAGGAGTCTACTACAAAGTAGCAAAATCAGGACTTACACAAATTAATACAGATGGAACTTTTACAACAAGTCAAAGTTCATATGACTACTGGCAAGCTAGAGTAAGTACAAGCAACCCAGGTACTCCCTCTGATACAAATGCAAACTTTAAAAGAATACGAGTATGGAGCGATTATTCAGCAAGCAGCACGTACAAAGCATATACAGATCCAAACTATAATGAATTTGTAAGGTATGATAGAGGCTCAGACGATGACCATGTAAGACTTTGGAAAGTAAAAACAACTACTCAAAATGGGAGTGCCCATAAAGCAACCCCTAATTTTAATGATTACTGGGAGCTTGGAGATCAATGTTCTAAAACTTTAAAAGGGTGTGCAAGTAGATATAAGTCTAGTTTTGCAACTATAGATGGAAGTGTTCGTAGAAATATAGATGAAAAAGATCAAACATTACCATTTGGAGGGTTTCCAGGAACTAAAACGCGTTCATGATAATAGAACCACATTTTGAAGAAATACTAGAACATTTTAACGCTGAATACCCAAGAGAGGGTTGCGGTGTAATAGGAATAAGAAAAGGGAAATCTATATGGTTTCCTTGCAAAAATGTAGCAGAGGATTTAGATGATTTTATAATCGACTCGCAAGACTACATTCGAGCAAGTCATAAAGCTGACATAATAGCAGTCGTTCATAGTCATCCTGATGCGAGTGCAAAACCGAGTGAGTTAGATATTAAACAATGTAATGGTTTGAATCTTGATTACTATATAATTAGTATACCTAATATTGAACTTGAACATTTAAAGCCAGAACGAGTAGACCGTCCTTTAGTTGGAAGAGATTATGAATTTGGTGTTTATGATTGTTTTTCATTAGTACAATCATACTATCAAAAATTCGAAATCGAAATGCCAAGACTTGCGTTTGAAGAGGACTGGTGGGATAAGGGACTTGATTACTTTGGAGATTTATGGGAGCAGTATGAAGGTTGGAATGAAGTTGATGATGGAAGTTTACAAAAACATGATTTATTATATTTTAATATTATGTCAGACGTACCAAATCATTGTGGTGTATATTTAGGAGATGACTTGATTCTTCATCATATGGTGGGAAGAATATCAAGTAGAGAATTATTATATCCCTTTTGGGGAAAGCATAAAACAAAAATTTTAAGGAACGAAAAGTGCAAACAGTATATTTAAAAGGAGAACTCGGAGAACGCTTTGGAGAGAAGTGGAGCATGAATGTTAATCGCGTGTCCGATATTTTTAAACTTATAGAGTGCCAAAGAGAAGGCTACCGCCCGTATATGCAATATTGCATAGATAATGATATCGACTTTGCTGTACAAAGAGGCGAGGACTATATCGATGAGTCAGAGCTCATGCTTTCTTTAGGGCAAGATGATATTACAATTACTCCAATACCTGTAGGGTCAAAAAGTAAGGTAGCAAAACTTATAACTGCTGCTTTTATGATATATGTGGGGTATCAAATGGGTGCGCCAGGAGATCCTACTGCTGTTACGAGTACTACTGGAGGAGTTCATACAACTTCATATACGTACTCTCAAGTTAGTACAGGAATGAAAATAGCTAGTTGGACAATGATGACACTTGGAACATCTTTAGGATTACAAACACTAGCACAGATGATGATGCCCGATGGCAGCACAGATAATGAAGACGATTCACATTTATTTAGTGGTCCACAAAATACTACTGTACAAGGAGTTGCAGTTCCCGTTCTTTATGGAGAAATGATAGTAGGTGGAGCAAATATTAACACAAGTTACACAGCTCATAGAGGGCGTAGTTACATTCCAGGAATCGGAGTTATGACACCTCTAGGCGTATCAGAAGGGGCAGGAGAAGTAGACATGCAAATAGACGAGGTATTAGACTAATGGCATCAAATGTAACAGAAGCTTTTTTAGCAATTTATAACCAAGTGGGAGCTGGCAATGGTCGTTCTATGAGTGGAGAAACTCATCAGACAGCCGTTATCTATGACGCACTCTCAGAAGGAGAGATAGAAGGTTTAGTAGATGGTTCAGCAAGTATATACTTAAACGGATCACGTCTTGTAGATCTTGACACATACAAAACTTTAAATGAAATCAAGACTACAGCAACAGTAAGTGCAGGAAGTACAACAGTAACAGTAGCAACAGGAGCTCTTGATTTTGCAGATGTCGAAGGCGGACAAAGAAAAATTTTAATAAAAGGAGCTGGAAAACAAGGCTCGAGCATATTTAGTGCGACTGCAGGAACTACAACACTTACTGCTTCAACAAGTTGGTTTACAGGAAGTATGGCAACTGGTGGTATGATGACAGAGGGTGGAGGTCGTATTGAGATTGCAGGCGCAGGGCAAGATGGACGCCCTTATGTAGGTTATATTACATCACATACAAGCGCTACATCCGTACAGGTATACCCAGAAATAAGCACGACAGTAAGCGGAGTAAGTGGCGGAATAGATTTAGTAAGCGTTATTGCTTCCTATGATGTTGCAAATAATCAAGTTACCACTACAACAGCTGCAACAACAAGCGTATCGGGAGTAGCCGCAACTCTTAGTCCTCCTGTAAGAAGTGCTACAACTTACACTACAGAAACGCCAAAAACAAATTGGGAAGGAATAAATTACGCTTTTAGAACAGGAACTAAACATCAAAATCCTATGCAAGTAAAAGCAGGTGGAAATCCCACTGCAAGTTTTGTACATGCTCCACAAATACGAATGGATCAAAATAATACTTTTGATGGAACAAATGGAGTGGGGAATCATGTAGTTACAGCAACTCAGGTCGGAGTACCAAATGCAGCAGAAACAGATCAAATAAAATTTGTTATCGAGTGCCCACAACTTTTTGCAATTAGTACAAAATCAGGTACTGAGTATAACTCATGGGTTGAATTTACTTGTGATTTTAAATATTATAGAGGTAGTGATGCTCATACAGTTAGAATTGTAGGACCTAGTGATAGTGCTATTTTAGGTAGAGCTGGAGGTTTTGAATACTTTAATGACCAATCATCGGCTTCATTACATGATGGATTTATTGTAAATCAAACTAAAAAGAAGTTCCAAGAAGAGTATGTTCACAATATTGAACAGTATAAACCTTTCGATAACTGGGAATTAATATTTCAAAGAGTGAATGAACCTAATAAAGCACAAGGGCATCATGATAACATGAATGAAGCTTTTATTAAATTTGTTGAAGCACAGCTTACTGATAAATTTAGATACCCTCATACAGCCTACGCAGGCATAAGTTTTAGTGCAAAAGATTTTAGTGGGCAACCTAAAAGAGGATATCATATAAGAGGAAAGAAAATTCAAGTTCCTACTAACTATTTAACTCGAGAAGAGATGGGGGCAAATGCACCTTCATATAAAAGACATATATCGAATGGTACAACTCAAGGAGCTTATCAAGACTGGGATGGAAACTTTAGAGGAGACGCTTCTAGCTTTGCAGTTGGAACTACAAATCATGATAAAGTATACTGCAATAACCCTGCATGGGTATTTTACGATATAGTAAGAGATAAGAGATATGGGCTTGGAGATCTTGTTGATGAGGACTTTGTAGATAAGTATGCTCTTTATCAAATTGCACGTTACTGTGATGAACTCGTAAGTGACGGAAAGGGCGGATTTGAACCTCGATTTACTTGTAATGCTTACTTTAACAAAAGAACAGAAGCTTATAAAGTTTTAAAAGATCTCGCAACAGTATTTAGAGGAATATGTTATTGGATGGATGGGCAACTAGTTCCTGTTCAAGATAGGCCTAAAGAGCCTGTTTACACATTTACTTCAGGTAATGTTATAGGGGGCGAGTTCGCATATGAAAGCACTTCGGAAAGAATACGAAAGAATCAAGTTATAGTTAAGTGGAATGACCCACAAGACCAGTATAAATCAAAATCCCATAGTGTTGATGATGTAGATAATATAATTGATACAGGAAAAATAAACTCAACAAATGTTACAGCTTTTGGTTGCACAAGTGAAGGTCAAGCACATAGAATCGGAAAGTGGAGATTAATTACAGATAAGATAGAAACTGAACTATGTAAATTTACTACTTCGGTGAATGCAGCGTTTATACGTCCTGGTGATATAATCAATATTCAAGATTATACATTAGATGCAGTTCAATTTAGTGGTAGAATAAATACAGGCACTAGTACTACTGCAGTAACTTTAGATAGATCAATTGTACTAGCAGCAAATACTACATATAAACTACACTTAGTTTATCCCTCGGGTGGAGCATACTTACAAGAAGAACTTGCTACGATTAATGGAACTGCATATGTAAGAGGCGACTTAATACTTCTTGATGAAGACGGAGCAGCTATAGATACTGAAGCAAAAGCATCTAATTTAAAAGATGATAGTAACAATCCGTTATTAACTTCTTGGAATGATAATACTAGAGTAGAAACAAAAACAATTTCAACAGGTGCAAGCACTACAAGCACCATAGCTGTTAGTTCTGCTTTTTCTTCAGTTCCAAATAGTGATGTTATTTGGGCAATCTCAGGTACAAAAAACAATGAAGAAGTATCTGGTACTCCAAAGCAGTACCGTGTCATGGGTATTAGTGAAGATGGAGATGGTCAATATACTGTTGGGGCAGCTCTTTACAATGACAAGAAATATGATATAATAGAGAAAGATTATAAAATACTACCTGATACAAAATCTGAGCATATAGTACAAACAAATAAACTTGGAGAAATTACAGACTTTGTCCCTGCTCCAGACGAAGCAACATTTACTATTCAACAAGTTTCAGGTGGTAGTGATACAGATGGAACAAATCAAGCCGAAAATATGACAGGTACGCTTGAAGGATTGATTGAGTGGGCAAATCCTGTCCATACAACAATTTCAAGCAAAGTAATTGCAAGTAGTTATGTGAACGAGACGCTCGGTATAGATGAAACAGGAATTACACTTGGAGCAGCCGCAACAACAGACACAGGCTTTGGAATTATAGAAAGAGGAACTTCGAATGAAGAAATAATACAATGGACTGCAAAAAGCGGAAGTGATATTACAGCAGTAAGAGGAGTACTAGGAAGCAAAGCAATAGCACATGACTCGGGAGTGAGTTTTACAGAAATGCAATCATACGAAAGTCCTTATACAGAACTTTCTCATTTCGAAGTAGAGCATACTCTTATAGGTACGTCTAGAAGTGAAAAGTTTACAAGAGAAATAGTTTCTGGAGGACGTACATTCTTACGTGTTAAAGATCCAATTGGAGGCACTCATAATATAAGAGTAAGAACAGTAAGTAATGCAGGGACTGTTTCTAAGTGGACTGTATTTACAAATACAATCAGAGCGCCAGGAACAGTAAAAGCTACTTCAAAAGGTAACTTAGCAGTAGGTGGAACAATGAGCTCCCCAATAGCTATTACAACTGCGGGAGCATATAATATTGCAAACAGTCTTTATAGTTTTACGGATGCAA